TTCTCAACCCCTTCCTTAAATTGACGAGGAAAGAAAAGAACATCAAAAAACAATTAAAATTCTTAAAAAATTAAGATTATGCAAAATCAGGACATTACAAAATTCGAGTTCCTTTTAAAACTTGAAAACAACATCGTTATTCAAAGATTTTTCAACGTAAATCACCATAATCCAGCATCGAAAACTTCTATGGATCTTTTCGAATGTGTCTCAGACATTTGTGAAGAGATTGCTAGCGACCTAAAAAGTAAAACGTTGGATATGATGAGTTTACACGACGATTTTGTTTCCCCAGAACAGAGGAAGGAGGAGATAATAAACTATAAAGAAGAAAACTTTATATTGGAAATAAAGCAGGGAGATCGTGTATTTATTTGTAGAATATTTCCCGCACATATCTATCACCCTAAAGTGAGATATGCGGTGGATATTCGACCAAAAGTAAGGAAAATTTTAGGTGATTTGACCAGTGTGTTGTCACAGAGAGAATTAACCAAAAATTACCTGGGTTACGCGTTAAGATAGGAGTAAAAAAATATGAATGAAAAGAATTTTGGGTACTTAGGAACATCATTCCAACAGTCCTTGCTTAAGGCCATAATTGAAGACAAAAAGTTTGCGGTTACCATTATAGATGTTATAGAAAGTAAGTACTTTGATGGTCCTTATTTCAAATATCTGATGCAAAACATCAAAGAGCTTTATGACTCTTTCGGGGTAATCCCCAATTATGAGACCTTAAATCAAAAGATTTTGGCTGAGAATAACGATACAACTAGTAAAGTTCATATCGACACTTTAAAAGCCATTAAAGAAAAGGATTATGAAGAAGCCCCGTATGTTGAGAAGACATCTCTAAACTTTTGTCGACAACAGGTTTTGAAGAAGGCTCTAAAGGAGTCTGAGGAGATCATGACCCAAGGTGATTTTGAGGAATATGATAAGATTGAAGGTAAAATCCAGAAAGCACTCCAAGTTGGTGCCAGAACTGATGATGTTGAAGATATTTGTGATAATGTTGAGGATTCATTAGGTGAAGAATCAAGAGTTCCATATGCAACTGGAGTCGCCGGAATAGATTCACTTCTTAAAGGTGGTCTTGCTAAGGGTGAAATGGCGGTATTTCTCGCTCCGACAGGGGTTGGAAAAACAACTTGGTTGACTAAAATGGCCAATTCCGCATATAACCAAGGAGCAAATGTTTTACATATATTCTTCGAGGATAATGTGAGGGATATTCGTAGGAAACATTATACAATATGGAGTGGGATTGTTTCTGATGATCAACCTGAACATAAAAATGATATCATTGAGTTCATGGGACACCTCAAATCCACCCGTAAAAATGTATTAAAACTCGCTAAATTACCGGCGGTCGGAGTGGCGATTTCAGATATCAAAAACAAAATCCGGAAGTTGGAATCTGAAGGGTTTAAGGCCGATATGATTATTATCGATTATATTGACTGTATTGCGGGGGAAAGATCTGTTGACGGGGAGGAATGGAAAGGTGAAGGGATGATCATGAGAAGTTTGGAATCCATGACCGATGAGTTCGACGTTGCGATGTGGGCGGCAACCCAGGGTAACCGAGAAAGTATTTCATCTGAGGTCGTAACCACGGATCAAATGGGTGGTTCTATCAAAAAAGCACAAATTGGTCATGTCGTGATTTCTGCGGGTAAAACGTTGGAACAGAAAGAGAACAATCTTGCGACCGTAACATTACTCAAATCTCGTATCGGAAAAGACGGAATTGTTTTCAGTAATTGCCTATTTAATAATGAACTTTTGGAGATAAACACCGACTCCCAAAACACATTATTAGGTCATATTGAAGAAAAGGCTGAGCAAAAGCAGCAGAGAGCTGTCGAGGTCTACAAACAGAAAAAAATGAAACAACTTAAACTTGATAAGGAGCTAACTGATTTCAAAGAGGGGTTAACTGCGACAGTGAACAACGATATAAAACCGAGTATTGAGTTCGAGACCTCAGATGAGGTTGTAAATGAGGTTGTAAATGAGGTTGTAAATGATGGTGTACACGAAGAAACCCCACACCAGCGAGCAACCAGAATATACCGGGAAAGTAAACACACAGCAGATGTCGCTGAATAAAAAATCACAAAAATATTGCTATCTATGTTGGAAAAAACATACAAATCATACTCTAAAGAAGAGGTATTAAAGACGGCCCTAGAGTATTTTAAAGACGATGAACTCGCCGCCGATGTATGGGTTAAAAAATACTGTTTAAAAGACGATAAAAATTATTACGAACAAACTCCAAATGATATGCATTGGAGACTTGCCAAGGAATTGGCGAGAATCGAAGCAAAATACCCCAATGGATTAACTGCCGAAGAGATCTTTGAAACCTTAAAAGGGTTTAAAAGGATAGTTCCTCAAGGTTCTCCCATGTCAGGTATTGGTAACAATTTCCAAGTCGTCTCCCTTTCCAATTGTTTCGTTATCGGAAATGAGGGCTCTGGTGACAGTTATGGTGGAATCCTGAAACTCGATCAGGAATTAGTACAGTTAGAAAAAAGACGAGGTGGTGTAGGAACTGACTTGTCTTTTGTTCGCCCAGCTGGTAGTCCAGTGAAAAATTCGGCAATTACCAGTACAGGTGTTGTACCATTTATGGAAAGATTTTCTCGTAGTACAAAAGAAGTTGCACAAGATGGTCGGAGGGGTGCTCTTATGGAGAGTATTTCTATTAAACATCCAGATTCCGAGAAATTCATTGACGCTAAAATGGAATCAGGAATGGTAACTGGGGCTAATATATCCGTTAAATTGGATAATGAATTTATGTTATGCGCACTAGAAGGTATTCCATACCAACAACAGTTTCCAATCGATAGTAAGAATCCATCGGTTGTTAATGAAATTGATGCACAGAAATTATGGAAGAAAATTATTCATAATGCTTGGAAAGCAGCCGAACCTGGAATTCTTTTTTGGGATACAATTATAGAGGAAAGTGTTGCGGATTGTTATGCACACCAAGGATATAAAACTATCAGTACAAACCCATGTGGTGAGATTCCATTATGTGCTGACGATAGTTGTAGATTGTTAGCTCTTAATTTATTTGGTTATGTGAAGAACGCATTTTATCATGGTGATGAGATCGTTGCTGACGCATATTTTGATTGGGAATTATTTAGGAAAGATGTACGGATAGCTCAAAGATATATGGATGATATTATTGATTTGGAGATCGAAAAAATTGACAAGATCATCGAAAAAATTGATTCCGATCCAGAAGATGAAAAACTGAAAAGGGTTGAACGTGAATTATGGGAAAGAATAAAAGATAAAACGATTCGTGGTCGTAGGACGGGTCTTGGTGTTACAGGTGAAGGTGATATGTTGGCAGCTTTAGGTTTTACATATGGAACTTCCGAAGCCACCATATTTAGTGAGGCTGTCCATCAAACATTGAAATTGGAAGCGTATCGTTCAAGTGTTATTATGGCGAAAGAACGTGGGGCGTTTCCGATATTCTCAGTAAAAAATGAGGTGAATAACCCTTTTATTCTCCGTATTAAGGAAGAATCCCCAGAATTATATAAAGAAATGGTGAAGTACGGTCGTAGGAATATCTCATTATTAACGATTGCTCCAACAGGTACTTCAAGTATTATGACCCAGACCACATCTGGAATTGAGCCTGTTTTTCTTCCCGTTTATAAAAGACGTAGGAAGATTAACCCACAAGAAAAGGGGGCTAGGGTTGATTTTACAGATGAAGAAGGAATAACTTGGCAAGAATATCCAGTTTTCCATCACAATTTTGAAGTGTGGTTGGATCGTAACGGATATGATGTTGATGAGGTAAAACAAATGAAAATTGTTGATATCGTCGCTAATATTGTCCCCAAATCTCCTTATTATAAGGCGACATCAAATGATGTTGATTGGGTTCAGAAAGTAGAAATGCAAGGGAAGATCCAGAAACATGTAGACCATAGTATTTCAGTAACGGTAAATCTCCCTGAAGACGTGGATGAAGAAACAGTATCTAAAGTCTATGAAACGGGATGGAGAAGTGGTTGTAAAGGTCTCACAGTGTATCGTGACGGGTCTAGGAGCGGTGTATTAGTGAGTGCGGAGGAAAAGAAAGAAATTATCCCTCAAGAAATTCATATTCCGAAAAGACCTAAGAGGTTAAAGGGTGAGATTCATTATTTCCAAAATAATTTGGAAAAATGGATTGGAGTTGTTGGAATGAGAGACGGAAGACCATACGAAATTTTCACTGGAAAATTTGAGAACGGATTAAGTGAATTACCTCCCAGTTTAAAAGAATGTGAAGTTGTAAAAAATATTGTTGAGGTTGATGGGAAGAGAACCAAGAGATACGACATTGAATATGTTGATAATCAGGGAGAAAAACACGTTCATACTGGGCTTAATCACGCGTTTAATCCAGAATTTTGGAATTA